GTGCGTGGCCCACGAACGCCCTGGGGGTGGGGTAAAAGATTCCTTAGTGACCCTCTTAGGATTAGGATTTTTTTCTATAATATTCCGCGCCCAATCCGCGCAGCGATCGCCTGGCTTCGGCTGCATCTTTACGCGAGAGAGAATGCCCGGCGCTACCTTGCTTGCCCGTAGTAGCATCTTCTTAGCGCGAATGCTTACCGCTTGCTTAGTCAGTTTCATTCGGCGGGCTAGTTCGGTTTGCTGCGGCGCATCGGGTAGGCCCAGGACAATCCTAATAAGATCGAAATGATTAACAACGGCCCGATCATCCGATGCGCTTAACATAGCCAGGCAATCGCTGATAACTTCCTGCATTCGTTCTAGGCTAACCCAGGTATCGCTTTCGATCTGCGGTTCGGCGCGCCTAGGATCATCGCCGTTCCATTGTTCCGAGTTGTCATAGATCGGGAACGAATGCCTAGGCAGTCCCATTTCGGAATACGGGCCGGCGTTGCGCTTACGATACTTAGCCTGTTCCCGTTTGCTCAGGCCGGCGAACCAGCGATCGAACGCCGCTTCTTCGGCGCGGCCTTCGCGCAGCGGCGGCGGGCTAGGTTGCTGGTCAGGCATAGGGTTATTTACAACGGGTAAAGGCTTCTATCAAACTAACTTTATCCAAAGGTTTAACCGCGATTCGAAGCGCAGCAGGCCATAGCGAACGGCATAGGTTCGCAGCCGCTTAAGCCTGGGCGGGCTAGGTTCAAGGCCGGCCTGGGCTAGCGCCGATGTAAATAGTTCTTTAGATTGGCTGCTGGTAAATCCTTCAGGGAGGTTAACCAAGATCGCCTTGATGCGTTCGATACGGGCTGCCTTGCCTTCCCGTAGCCGGCGATTGATGCGCGCCAGGTTGGCTGCCATCGCGGGCTTATGATCGCGCCAGGCTTTGCGCCATCTTATCGCTTTAGTTATCGCCCGCTTATTGAATCTTTTAGTTCCCATATACCAGGCGGCGGGCGGGGGTAGCGGTTAGGGGTGAAATCCCCTTTGTAGCGTAAGCGTAAAGCAAAGGGGTAAATCCCCTAACAATACCCTTTAGGGTATTACGCTTGTGCCAGGGTTGGAGTAGAAGAAAAGCCGCAGCCCGCCAGAAGCCCGCCAGGGCGGTTAGGGCGGGTAGGGTATAGGCCAGCCCGTCCGAAGGCCGCCACGGCCCGCCCAGGCTATCAGGATAGGCGGCAGGGTTATACATCTTGGGAGGCGATAGGGTCGTTATTCCGTTCCCAGCATATCTGCCCGCGAACCTTGGAATGCCTGATGCGTAGGCTATCGGTAAAGCGGCCCTGGCTGTCCTGCAGGCCGGCCCTTGCGCCGCGCTTGCCTAACTTCAGGATGAAATGGGGTAGTTCGTTATCTTCGCGGCGTAAGATCGCGGTCGATCTAAACCAATTGGCGAGTTCCGAACTCCCGGTAAAGTCATAGGTCGAAGTCACGCTGCCCTGTTCCTCTTTCTTCTTCGGCGGTTTGTTCTGATGGTGAACCGCGATAAGCGCGCAGCCCGTTCGCATTAGGCAAGGCTGCAGGATATGGCGCAGGAAATGGCTGCAGAAATCCTGCTTTGAAACATCCCCGCCGGCGAATCCAAGAAGAGGATCAACGAAAGCCAGATCGCAGGAATGCCTGGTAATGAGTTCTTCCAGGGTCTGCCCGAAGGCTTCGCCGGTCTTTACGGCTTCGCGGTAGATAAAGATTTGTTCGGATAGGCGCGCGCGTTCGCTGGCGCTCAGGTTCAGCGCGGCGCAGCAGTCCGTCCATTGTTCGCTTAAATCGCCCAGGTCGTTCTCCGATTGCAGGATCAGGATACGCAGCGGCTTAACGGGTTTCATTCCCCATAGGTCGAAGCCAAGCGCCCAGCGGATTGCCATCGTAGTAACCAGGGTAGATTTGCCGCAGCCGGCCTGGCCTGAGAATAGCAGGCTGCCGCCCTTACAAAGCCAGCGCTTGCCGATCAGGTTGTTAGGGTCGTTGTTTCGGTCGAAGGCTTCCAGGTCGGCTAGTTCCATCTTCTGCTCCCCCTCCTTCGGCGCGTAAGCCTGAAGGGCGGCCTTAGCCTGGGCGGTGAATGACGCGGCAAGTTCGTTCGGCTTGAACGCGCCGGACTGCGCGCGCTGAATCGTTCCCTGGGCGATGCCGATTAGCAGGCGGGCCTGATGGGCTTCGCTGACAATCGCCGCCGATGCGCGCAGGTTAGGGGAAGGGGCGAATAGCGCGCCGGTAAGTTCGTTGATGTAGGCGATGCCGCCGGCCTGTTCGATTACTCCCTGGTTACGCAGGTGGTTCGCTACTGTTATTTCGTCAGGCATCGCGCCTTCGGTATCGACCGCCTGGATAGCGTTCCAGATCAGTTGATGTTTCGGTTCGTAGAAGCAGGCCGGCGATAGGCCTAGTTCGGCGCAGGCCTTAAGGCTTGGCTTAGTGGAATCGGAATCGACCAGGACTGACGCGATCAGGTTGCGTTCAGCGTCAGGGTCAAAGGGTAGGGTCAGCGGTTGGGCTGGCATAGGTCGATAGATTGGGCGGCTGGTTGTGGCAGCCTGGGGTTGTGTTAGGGTTGGAGGTAGCGGGCAATCAGATAAGCATAAGGGAAGCAAGGCCGCGCCCGTGGCGGTTGATCTGGTCGGCGCTGCCGGGCTTCCATCGGCTGCGGTCAGTCCATCCGATCGATGAGGTAGCCGACCGAACCAGCAGCAGGTCGAAGTTAGTCGCTTCTTCTTCGTTCGCGGCTTCGATGCCGTCCGTATAGATCAGCAGGGTATAAAGCGGAACGCCGCGCAGGGCGGCCCAATCGGCGCAGCGCTGCAGTTCGTTAGAGTAGCGAACATCGGTAACGATTACGCTAAGGCCGGCGGCGATATCATCGGCGGCCCGTTGCAGGGCAAGTTCAACGAAGCAATCCTGATGGATTGCGCGGCAGGCCTTGCCAAGTTCTACCAGCAGCGCGCGGTTCTTTACCTTAAAGGCTTCATCGTTGAAGCCAGGCAGTTGCCAGCCAGGGCCGATGATATCGCGGATAGCCTGATCGGCTGCTACCTTCAGAGGATCGGCGAACGAAACCTTAACCGCGCCGTTGATTGCGCCGGCCTGCAGCCCGGCAGCCAGGGTATCTTTGCCGGCCCTGGCATAGCCGCAGACCAGGATCAGGGCGGGCCTGATGCGGTCGGCGGTCTTAGGCAGTTCGGTATTCACTTTAGAACGGCGGGTTAGAATCGTCAGCGAAGCCGATCTCGGGCTGGGCTGCCGGCGTGGCCTTGGGCTTCGGCTGCCAGGCGGGCGGCTGGCCTTCCTGCAGGGAAGCGAAGCGGCTAACCTTCCGAACGATATGTTCGCTGCCGTCCTTCCAGACTTCGTTAACCTCGATAACATCGATAGCGATAACCTTGCCTTCGGCCTGACCGATGAAGGCCGCGAAGCCTTCCCGATCCTTAGGCGGCAGGCCGCCGCGCTTGCCGGTAGCCGTGTTGACGAACGCAGCGGCGCGCTTCAAAGCGCCTTCGGTCGAAGCATAGAACAGTTCGTTAATCTTCTGGCTGTCGTTCGTTACCAGCAGAACGCGAACCTTAACATCGCCCTTGGAGGTAAGGCCGATATCGTCTTCGCGCAGTTTGCAGACGCGGACAGTATAGCGCCCAGGCTGGGCGATGGGCATTAGTTTCTGCTTATTAGATTCAGGGGTCATAGGATTGGGAGGTTAAGGGTTAAGCGAAGGTAATGCCGGTATCGGCCTGGCTGCCGCCCAAAGCGCGCGGCTGCAGGGTAACGATCTGCTTAGGGTAGGCGGGCCAATGGTTCAGTTCGCGGGCCGCGTTGTAGGCTTCGATAGCCTGCTGCAGCAAAACGCCGCCTTCCGCGATCAGTTCACGCGACAGTTCGACAGTAGCCGTAGCGTAAGGCTGGGCCTTCTCTACAAATACCAGGCGAAAGCCGGCGGGCCGTTCACCGAAAACGAGTTTGTAAATCAACTGATAGAACGCGGCCTGCAGGTGATAGCCGCGCGCATAGACTTCGCGCAGGATGTTCTGCGGGGTAGCGTAGCCGGTATAGGTTTTGAGATCGTAGATAAACCCGTCCGCGCCGATCAGGTCGATCTGAGACTTAAGCGGCGTAGCGCCGTAGTCGGCGGTCAGGCAGAGTTCGGTCGCGATCGGCTTAACCTGCCAATGGGCAAGTTCGGCCTTAAGCGCGTTAGCATAGGCCAGCGATTCCAGGTATTCATCGCGGTCGGCTACGATCTTGCCGGCGGCCTGGCTGTCAAAGGCCTGCCAGAACTGCAGCGCTTCGATATGCTCAGGCTTCGGCTTCTTCGCGGTGGCCTGCTTTTCGGTCGGGCGCTTCGGCGCATCTTCGGGTTCGCAGATAACCAGGGCGGCGAAATCATCCGGCTGCAGGGCCGCCATATGGGTAAGCCGACCGATGCGCAGGGCAGCGGTATCCTTGCGCGGGTTGGTGAGTTCGGCCTGATAGTGCTGCGGGCTATGCAAAATGGCTTTGCAGCCACTCTGGTTAAGCGCGTTCTTATGGGCATCGTATTGTTCGCGCGTCCAGGTAGCGGTCGGCAGGGCGGCGATCTGTTCTTTAGTTAGGGGCATCGGGTTGTTTTATTGTGGTTAGGGAGAGGGTCAGAAGCGCGGCGGCTTGTGCGGGGAGTAGGGTTTGAAATCGTGGAAGTTAAGAACCAGCCAGAAGGAAACGATAGAGTAACGGAAGGCCTTATGATTGTCCTTAGTCCAGGCCTGCAGGTTCGCCTTGAACGCCGGCAGGCTGTCGGCGCTAACCTCCAGGCTTACATCGGTCGAATCTATCAGCGCATATAGGGCGAACTTCGCCGCGCCGTTCTTATGCTGCGCGTAATGCTGGCGCGTTACCGCCTTAGGGATTGCTGGGAAATCAGGCATATCAGTTGCGATAGTGGTTATTCGTAACGATGCCCTGGTTAAGAAACCAGCGGCAAACGCTGATAGGGGTTGCGCCGATCTTCGCGGCAATCGCTTTGTAAGTCATTCCCGATTTACGCAGGGTAGGGAGAACCTTACCCCAGGTAGCCTTATCAACGCGCGGGCGCTTGTAACTGTTATGGATTCTGATCCCTAGCAGGTCGGCCCAGGTCGCGGCGGTTTCGCGGGTAACGCCTAGGCGGGCGGCGATATCGGGAAGGTTCAGGCGCTCGCGATCGTTCAGGCGTTCCAGGTCGGCGCGGACTGCCAGCAGTTTCGTATGCAGGCTGCGGCTGACATTGTAGCCGGAGGGAAGCGCAATCATTTCGCGCGGGCGGCGTTTCTTAGGTTCGGTCGGCATAGGGGTTGCGGTTTAGGCGGTTGGTATTTGTTCAGGGAAAAGAGGAACTGCCAGCGGGCGCGATCGGCTTCGCGGCCTTGGGCGGTTCGGGTTAGTTCGTAAGGGGTTTGCTGCTTAAGGCCTGGTCGGGCGCGGGCTTCGTTTGCTTTGCTCAAAGGGGACTGCGATCCTTTGCCGCGTTCCAGATATCAATCTTAGCCTGGGCGGTCTTAGGGTGGATATCTTTATTAACGCAGGCCTGAGCGAAGGCCCAGAGATGTTCGCCGGCAGCAGTAAGCCTAAGCGCTTCAGCCTTCAGCCGTTCGTTCTCAGCGCGCAGCCCGTTCGCTACATCGAACCAATGCCTTGCCAGGCGTTCAGGCACAAGCGAACCGAACTCATCCAGGTTGGTTTTATCTTCCATAGTTCAAGCGGCGTTAGGGTTAAAGCGGCTGGCCTTGGCTTCGCGCCTGGCCTTGCGGAACTGCCGGCCCGAAAGGTTAAGCGCCTTGCGGATATGGCGGGCCTTAACCTGGGCATCGATCAGAACGGCAGCAGCGGTTCGGCGGGCAGGGTCGGCGTTCTTCGTCAGGCTCATTAGTTCCTGGATCGGCGGGCAGCGGTTCAACTTAGGGTTATGCTTAGGCATAGGTTTAGCGGTAGTTCTGGAACTTGTAAGAAGTAATATCGCGCGGCCTATACTTAACCTTTAGGTGGCCTTCGTTCGCAAGCCATCGGTAGATAACGGAACGATCCATCTTAAGATCATCGGCGGTCTTAGTCGCGTTATACTTGTTAGCCTTATAGACGGGCAGGATTTTCTTAGTCCAGCCGGTATGATCGTGCTTATAAATCGTGCGCCCGTTGTGGTTGTGCAGCCGATGGCCTAGGATACGCAGCCAGGAACGAACGCAGCCGGCGCTGATCTGCAGGCGGGCGGCGATATCTTCTGAGTTCAGGCGTTCGCGTTCGTCTAACTGCGGAAGCATCGCGGCGAACTCCGTAATGCGCTTGTGCTTTAGGGCGCTCATTTGAACGCCATTGATTGCCAGCCATTCCTTAATCCTCATCGGCTTAGGCGTTAGGGGTTTCAAGTTGGGCGCGGATAGCGTCAACGAAAGTCTGCATCATTCGGCCCTGTTGCAGCGCCGCGATCTTCGCTTCGTCTAGTTCCTGCAGCCCATCGCCAGCGCCCAGCCAGCCTTTGCGGCGCAGCAGTTCGGCGGCAACCTCTTGGGCCTGCGGCGTATTGATGCCGGCGGCGATGAACCAGGCCGGCTTCGCGGCAGCCTGGGCGGCCTGCTGCTTCGGCGCGCTATGCTGAATCGGGCGGCTGGCAGCGTTACCATCATCCTCCGTTTCATCATCGCTTGCAACGCCTACGATAGTCGCGATCGCGTAGCGCTTAAGATAGGAAAGGGCGCTGCCGGTAGCCTGCAGGTTAAGGCCAGCGGCCTTGATACCTAGTTCGCCGAAATCGAAACGCTGCCCGCTTTTGCCGTGAAGGATTTCAGTTTTAACGCTGATGCGATCTTCGCTGGTGTAGGGAACTTGCAGGATAACCAGGCCATAGGAAGCCAGGGTCGGTTTAACCTGGGCCAGCAAATCGCCTAGCCCGAAATACTTGCTGCGGAAATGCGGGTTAACGCGGGTAGCCTGGACATTACCGCAAGCGGCGATGCCTGCTACCAGCGCTTCGGTAGCGCTCATATCGCTTGATCTGATTTCGGCAGCCAGGATAGTTGCATCCTTAGCGGCTTCGGTGATCGGTTCTTCGTTCTTCTTAGGGCGGCTCATTTGTTTTGTGGGTTGTGGGAGAGGGTTGGGTTAGGCCTTCGGCTGCGCGGCCTTCGCGGCGGCAAGTTCCGCGTAAGCCTGGGCGAAGTCGTGCAGGCGGTCGTGCCTAGTGCGGATCGTCTTACCGCGACCGATGCAAAGATTATAGTAAGCCGTTCCGTTGATAAGGGTAGGCTTCAGCCGGCGGGCAACGCTGCGATCGGGCAGAATGAAATACGGGCTTTCGCCGATCTGCGTAACGCCTTCGGTATAGACTACCAGGGCGGCTTTCTGTTCGGCGGCTGCGGTCGGCGCAGCCTGGGCGGGTTTGGTTTTAACTTTTGGCATCGTGGGAAAAGGGGTCAGCCTAGGGCGGCAGGATTACGCAGCGCCCAATCCAACATTAAGAGCGCGTCAGAAGTTTGCAGCGTCAGGCCTTCGGTCGAAGGATAGCGGCGGGCGGCTTCGGCTTTGAGCGCGCCTTTCCATTGGGATTGCGAACGATCGCCGCGCGGAATCCCTAGGCCAGCCTGCCAGGCCTGAGGCGTTACCAGAATCAGCCGCTGCTGCCGGCCTTGCGTAAAGCCTTCCAGCCAGCCAGCCGATTTGCCTAACTTGAAAGCGGCGCTGCTGGGGATAAGCCGCCCGACAAACGGGGGAACTTTCTCGATAACTACAGTAGCGTTAAAGGGAATGATATCGCGCAGTTCGCTAGGATCGGCGGGCATCTTGAACAGGCGAATACCGGCCTGATCGGCAATAGCGATGCCGCCCGATTTAGCGCCAGGGTCGATAGCGGCGATAGTTTGCATTTGTGTTAGGCGGGTTACAGTCAGCGGGTAAGGCTGGCGGTCTTGCGTTTAGTTATGCTTGGGCAGCGTGAAATATCAAAACCCCTTTTAGCGTAGCCGGCGAATCCTAGGTTATGCATCGCGTAGAGATCGGCGGTCGTAGCCTGCCGGCCCGTAGCGCGGGCGAAGCGTTCGCCTAGGTAGGCTAGCCAGGTTGACAGGTAGGCGCGGGCCGCGATCGGGTTAAAGGCTTGGCTATAGGGATAGGTCGGCAGGCCGCGCGCTGCGCGAACCTTGCTGCAGTCCTGCCAGGCTGCCCAATGGAACTGCCCAAGGCCACGGGCTGCGCCGCCGTCCCCTAGCGCGGAAGCCTTGCCGGCGCTTTCGATACGGATAACAGTATCAACCTGCCAGCCTTCGACCGCTAGGGCCGTAGCGGCCCAGCCAGATAGGCAGAATAGGGCGGCGGCGGTTCGCATCAGGCGCGGCCCTTAGGGGTAATGTTGCCGTGTAGCGGCGCAGGATCGTTGCGCAGCAGAACCTGCCAGGAAATGCCGACCGCGCCGCCGGCTGCCTGATGCGCCGCGATCCAGGCTTCGCCCGCGCCTGCGTCCTGCATAGCCTGGGCGGTTTCGTCAGCCAAGGCCTGAGCCTGCCGGCGGCCTGCAGCCAAGTTGATATCGCCGCAGGTAACGCGGTCGTTGATGTAGCCGACCTGACAGGCCAGCAAGTGAAGCAGATACAGGCAGCGTTCGCGGACGGGCTGGGTTTCCATAGCGGTTAGAACTTAGGGTTATCGATCAGTTCCAGCAGATCGGGATAATCGTTGCCGAAGAAAACCGAAGCGGCGAAGATGATCAGGCCGGCTAAGGCCAGGGCGATAAGGATAGCGCGAAGCATAGGGGTTAGTTGCTGTAATCGTCAGAAGGCAGTTCGTTGATTTGTTCCAGGCGCGCGGGGCTATCGTGTTCGGTCGGCGCTTCATCGCGCCTAGCGTTGCGGCTCAGGAACAAAGCCTGGCGGTAAACTTCCTGGGCGGCCTTAAGGTTAGCGCCTTCGGCCTTAACGCGCAGGTAGGCTTCGCCGATCAGGGCCAGGCAGTCAGCCTGGGCGTGTTCTTCCAGGCAGGGGAATAGCGCGACAGCCTTCTTAAGATTCTTGCGCCAGGTTGCCAGGTTGGCTTTGCAGATCAGGCGATCGGCGTTAGCGATTTCGATTTCTTCAGCGGTAATCATATGCGTTCGGTTATTGGGTTGGGTTGTGGGAAAGGGTTAGCCGTTAATGCGCTTCGCTTCTTTCGCGGCGCGCTGCCAGCCGACCAGGGGAAACGATCCATCGGGGCGGGTCTGGCTGATGCCGGCTAGCAGGCCACGGCAGCGGGCCTGATAGGCGCGGGCGCAGCGGCGCTGATCGGCCCAATATCTGAAGGTTGAAAGCGTAGCGTAATCGCCGGGGTTTTCGCGAAGGGCTTGTTCCCAAGCGCTTTCCTGGCGGCTGCAGTTATCGGCATCCATTCCTGAGAGTTCCCAGGACATATGCAGCGTTTCGCGAACCGCCTTAACGGCAGGATCATTCAGGCTGGTAGGAACGGCGGGCTTGGCTTTGCGGGTAGTCATAGCGGGTAGGGTTGCGGGTTAGGGTTGGGAAGGGGTTAGCCGGCGAAGTTCTGGTTATAGTGGTTAACGCAGTCCAGAAAGCCGAAGGCGCTGGAAAGGTTAAAGGCCTTGCGGTAGCCGGTCAGCGCTTTGTCCAGGTTGCGATCGGCTTCGGCGCGGGTTTCTTTGTTCGCGGCCTTAAGCGCGTTGAACGCGATCAGGAACTTTTCGGCGGCGGCGGTTTGCTGGGCTGTTTTCATATTTCGGTTTCGGGTTTGCGGGTTAGGAATATCGGGAAGGTAGATCAGGGTTAGGCTTGTGTCAAACTATTTGTTCAGCCCATACAAACGATATTGTCGGCATACATCAGGGTTCGCTCATCGTTCCAGCCGGCGGTTTCGGAGGGGTAGCCCAGGGCGATCATAACCTTACGGAGAACGATGCAGGCGTTTGCTTCGTGTTCGGTTTCGCGGGCCTGCGAAACATCGCAGCAAAGTTTAAAGTATTCGTAGCGGTTAGAATAGCGGGCCTTGATTTGTTCGGTAGTCATATGCGGGTTAGGAATATCAGGACAGTAGGGCGGCCTGCCCTGCCGTCAACGGGTAAATCAAACTATTTTGCAGCCCGCCATTTAGCCCGCCTTTGCTGGCGTTTTACCAGCCTAACCAGCCTTTGCAGCCGATCTACCTGCCCGGCCCGCCCTGCCTTTCTGGCGGCCTTTAGGGCCAGGGTAAGGGGAAGCATAGGGCGCGGCATACAACCCCAGCCAGAAGGCAAGCCAGGCGGCAAGGCCAGCCTATTCCCGAACGCGCCGGTAGTTCTGCCGCCAAAGCGCTTCGACAACTACGGCGGTTAGATGCCGAACCTTTGCTTCGCTGATCTCCATATCGCCGATATGCAGCGCTTCGTGAACCAGGGTATTCATCCGCGATCGTTCGCCCCGATGTTTCCGATCGATGCGGATAACGAAGCGGTTGCCGCCCAGCGCTTCGGCTTGGCCCAGATCGGCAGCCAGGTTGGTTTCCTTGATTGTGAATCGCTTCTTAATCTTTGCCATTGTTCGCGCCTAGGCGTTCAGCCCAGCCCATTAGTTTAACCGCGAGCGCGCCGCCGATCAGGCAGCAGCCCAGGAACAGCGCCAGGCATACATCGCGGCAGGTTGTCAGCGCAAGGGTCGCGCTGCTTAGGTTTCGTTCCAGGTTCTTATCATCGCTGCGCAGGCCGGCATCGCTGATCAGGAGAACCATCGCTTCAGTTGATCTAAAACTTGCCAGAATAAAATCGGCGGTCAGGTAAACAGTCAGCGCGCAGATCATCGAAACAACTACGCAGCCGATTACGGCTAGCCGCAGATTGTGGGCCTGATGTTCAGCGCTTTCCATTGTTCTTCTTTCCCTTCTTCGGCTTGGCAGGTTTGCCGGTCTTAATGCCGGCGCTGCGCTTGGCTTCGTTAACCTTGCCTTGCATCTTCGCCTTCAGGAACTCCAGGCCGTAGTTCTGAATCTCAGGCGCTGCGAAGCCGGCGATGCCGCAAACGCAAACGCGCAGGCTTTCGCTAGTAATATAATCGCGGGCAGCCAGGTTGACGAAGTAGGCGGTAACGCAGGCCGCGACCGAACTGCGAACTATGAAGCCTAGGCTAGCCCGTTCGCTTTGCAGCAGCAGGCGGGCGATCATAGCCGAACCGCCCAAGGCCGCCGCGATAATGCCGGCCTTGATAGCCTGATCGGAAGTAACGGCTTCTAGGCCGTCAGTTGGGCTAGCGGCTGCGGCGCTCATTCGGTCGGGCCTTTCGGCGGCTGCGGTTGTGCGGGCTGGTCAGGTTCGCTGGCAGGTTCTCCCAGGGTATCCTCTAGTTCGTAATCGGCAGGGTCGGCTGCCGGCTGCTGCGGCCTGGCCCAGCGCCAGAGTTTGACAGCCAGGGCGATCGTAACCTGCAGCGCAGCCAGGGCGAACGCGCCGCCGGCGATCCAGGGGAAATAGGCGCTATCGAAAACCCAGGGAAGGGACGCGACCGCAGCGCCGCCAATCATAACCAGGGCCGCGCTGAACTTGCTAACGCCGATGTAGCCGCCGAAGGCCAGCAGCAGAACGCCTGCGCCCAGCATAGCCGCGCCGGCTAGGCCCAACTGCGCCGCGATCTTATCCTTCCGTTCGGCTTCGGCCTTAGCCTTATGGCCTTCGACCTGGCTGCGCAGTTCCGCGATATCGGCCTTAGCCTTAGCCTGCTGCGCTTCCATCTTCTGCCATAGGCTTTGAAGTTCTTCGTTCAGGCGCTTCCCCTTCGCGACCGCTTCGGCATAGGCCTTAGGGTCGGCGGCTGATGCGCGGGCGCGGGCCAGGGCCAGATCGCCTTCTGGAACGGGCGGCAGGAACGCAGCCGCTACGGATAGTTCAGATTCGACAACGGCGGGCTTAGATGCCGCGTTCGCTTCGCGGGCGGCCTGGACGGCTGCGCCGATCTTGCTATCAGCCTTGTCCTGCTTATCCCCGAAACTGTTGACGGCTTCGGCGCTAGGCTGCGGCTGCGGGTTAGGCAGCGTATTGCCTGGCTTGGCAGAACAACCCGCCAGCAGCAGAACCAGCAGCAGCGGCAGGCGGTAAAACATTGTTTTACTTCTTAAGCAGGCCGGCGGCTTCGCGGGCCTTTGCTTCAGCCTGGGCGAACTTAGCGCTATGCTTTCTGTAGATCAGAAGGCCAGCGGTCAGGCCGGCAATCGTGCCGACTAGGAAGGTAAGGATATAGGACATAGGAAATCAGGGAGTAGAAACGAAACGCAGGCCGATTCGGTAGGTAGAACCGCCGATTGAAATAAGCAGATCGTCAGTATCGCTGCCGCTGCTATGGGTAGTAACTGAACCGACCGCGAAGGCCGCGCCGCTTCCGTTCTTAAATGCGGTAGCCTTAAGATTGCCGACAACTTCGACTTTATCGGTAGCGGTATAACCGACCGCAACGCCGATGCCGACATTACCAGCAGCGTCAACGACCAGGGCGCTTGTATCTGGGGTAGTCGAATCTTCGACTAGCAGGGCCGCGCCCGTTCCTAGTTGGGTAATCTTATAGGCTGGGCTGGTGCTGGTAACGACTACATTCTGCGTCTGGCTGAAGTAGTTAGAAACCCCGTTAAGCGTAGCCAACTGAATAGCAGCAAGGCTGCCGGAGAATGTTTTACCTACATAGTTAAGCCTGGTATTGAAGTTGCCCGCAAGCGGCTCGATATCGGTAAGGAAAATATCCCCTTCGATAAGCGTTGAAGGTGCGGCGGCATTATCAGGGACAGCGCCTAGGTTGATCGAAGCAGCAGCGCCTGATGCGCGGGCAGCCAAGTTAACCCTACCCGTGAAGGTAGCGCCAGAATTACGCGCGTATAATTCAACGCTATTTTTAATTACCCCATCGATTGTTAAGGCAATAGAATCGGTAGGGTTCTGAATGGAAACATAGGTTTCCGTCAGTTGCCCCCGGTAAAGACTAGCGCCAGATTGAGAATCTTTCTTAAAACCTTCGTTGTCCATTCTGGTAAATATAGAAGAAGATCCGTTCGTAATGGTAATCGTTCCCCTAGTTTGCTTATTATAATAAAGCGGTTCGGAAGGATCGCCGATAGTAATCGCAAAGCCGCTAGTATTGTTGAAGTTAGAAACGCCGGTAAAGTTCGGATTCGCAAGCGGCGCGTAAGTCGAAAGATTCGGGGTTGTGGCAGCCGTTACCTGCGTAGTTCCATCGGGGAAAGTAAGCCCGCCGCCGTTAGGCGCTAGAACGAACTTACCATTAAAAGGCGTAAACTTGTGGTAGTAATGCGTCCCTGCGCCCGTGTCATTATAACTGTCAATAACCAGATCGGTATTAAGGATATTGCCCAGGGTAGGCGCAGCGATTTCCCCGCTGAAGGTAGCGCCCGAAAGGCTGGCCTTAAGCGCGAGCGCGGTATCAACGCTGCTAGTAGAATAAACGCCTAGGTTCGTTCGGGCCTGGCTTACGCTGGCGAGATCGGAAAGGTTATTAGCCTGGCGGGCATATCGCCCATCGGCAGAAGCCTCGGTTAAATAGGTATCTAGGATAAGCGGCTGCACCGAACCGGCATCTATTACCGCGTTCTTAAGGGTGCAGGGAATCTGCAGGACAGTAAGGGTTTTGCTATCGCTGGTAATTTCAACTTCCAGGTTAGTCGCGATTTCTTCTGCGCCGTCCAGAAGGCTAATCGCTTCGGCGGTATTCAAGGACAGTTCGCCGACATAGCCGCTAAAGGAAATCAGGCCCGCGCCGTTAGCGGTCAGTCCGCCCGTTCCGGGCTGCGCGGTAACTGTGATATCGTAGGCGTAAGCACCGACCTGGGAAACGCTAACCTTATCTACCAGCGCGCCTAGGTTAAGCGCGTTTTGAACATCGGTAGCCGAAGCGCCGATCGCGATCGAAGCGCTGCTGACATCCGTTCCCGTAGCAGCATCGAAGGCCAGGGAGAACGAGCCGCCCTTAGGGTCGGGCATAATGCTGGCGCGATAGGTGGCGCGGCTGCCATCCCAGGCCGAAAGGCTTGCGATAGAAATAGCGCTGGCAGGGGTAGCGGCGAAGGAGGTAGCCAGACCGGCGATAGTCCGCTGCAGGTGAACCAGGACAATCTGCGGGCGGGTAGAATCGCCGATCTGTAACTTTGAGACAGTAGCGGAAGAGAGGGGAATGAGCGCCGCGCCATCGGTCAGGATATCGCCGCGCGCGCCGTTCAGATTGAAAACGATATTATAGTTACCGCCGATCTTGCTAACAGTAACGCCGCCGGCAGCGGTGATAGAAGCCAGGGAATTAAGCGCGGTAGCCAGGGCGGCTGCCGTAATGTTATAGGCTAGCGCGCTGGTAGTATCGCCGCCGAACGAAGCCTTCCAAGTTCCAGCCAGGGGAGGCTCATCGATCGGCCCGACCGCAATCTTAATCCCAGGCGTTCCAGGAAAGGCTACCTCTTGCCGCGGGTAACTGCTAATTCCCGTATCTTCGACTAGATAGATTTCGAACCTGGCGGTATCGCCCAGCGTAACAGCCGGGTTAGTGATCTGCGAACTGCCGTTAAAGTTCCCGAAGGCCAGGCCGGTTCGCGGATTGATAAACAGTTTGATAGCGGAAGGCAGGGCCATAGGGTTAGGTCAGTTCAAAGTTGCCGGGCCGTCAAACGGGTTAGGCTTCGGCCTAGATCGGGCGGGTTTTATATTCCGAAAAACAGATAAACAGTATCGCCCGTAGTCGGTTCGATAAATCGACTAGAGGTAACGCTTCCCCTTAGGAGGTTTGAAACCTGATATGATTTGCCGCCGCCGGCTAGGGTTTCGACCTGGATAAAGCCGATGCTAAGATAAGAAGCCGAAGCCGTATTATCTGGCGGGCTTGGCATTATCGAAATCGTAGATTGGGCGCTGGGGTATTCGGTAGGGCTATTAGGGATTGTCAGGACTACGATAGCGTTAGCGGTAGGCGCGGCTAGGAACGCGCCATGCAGGCCGATCTGAACTCCGTTTATAGTCGGCAACTGATTGTTAATCGTGCCGCGTGTAACCCTGAAAACTGTTTCGCTGGCATCGTCTTTAATGTCCTCATAAACGAAGAACGCCTGCGTAACTTCTGAGCGCGGGAAATCAACGACCAGGGACTGCCCGCCCGAAGAATTATTAACTGTATAACCAACGCCTTGCTGCAGCATATGTTCGCGGGTTTAGTTCTTCTTAGGGTAAATCTTACTATGATATCCGCCAGGGCTGATGCGGATCGTAAAGTTTACTTTGTAAAGGTGGGCAAACTTTTCGTAACTCAGGCCGGTAAGCATCGCAAAGCGATCGTGAAAGAGGGAAATCTTCTGATTACCAGAAGGCAAAACTACATCTTCCATTCCGGGCATTTTAAGGAAAGTTTGGCCTACCATATTAACCCCGTCCTGGACTACGGATTTAGACGCGCTGAAAAACGAAGCCGTGATCTGGCTATCGGCGGTCAGGAAAGACTTAACCCCTACCAGGCCGTTATCGACTGCGGCCTTATTCGTTTCCTTAAACGACTGCGTAACGGAATCCCAGCCTAGCGGCTTCAGGATTTTAACGAAATCCTTATGCGCCTGGATCGGCTGCGTTCCCGTAACTACATCGCCTTTAATCTGAATCTTCGTAATCTCGCCCTGTTCAATGCCGACATATTCCGCGATGATCTGCGATCGTTCGCCCTTGATGATCGTATAAGTTGACTTGTGGCATTTCAGCCTGCCGTCCTTAGGGTGAACATCGCCGTTCTTCGGCGCGCGCGAAGCGGCCTGATCGCCAGGGCAGGCGAAGGTTAGGCGCGAAGTAAGCAGCCCGTAGCCGTCCGATTCAATCGACCAATCCGGCTGGAGTTCCAGCCCGTTGATATTTCCTTTAGTAACGATTCGGGACATATGTTTTAGACAGTATAAGTTCCTCCCCTAGATGTGCTAGGTTTGGTAAAGTTGGTATCGGGAACTTCGGGCAGGGTCTTAACATTCAACTTCTGCAGTTCGATCAGAATCTTCTGGCTGATATCCAGGGCGGCGGCCTGGTAATCAATACCGCTGGTCATAGCCTCGCCGGCGAGCGCGCCGCCGATATCGCGGAGGCTGCTGCCGGTGAACTTGCCGGCGGCTTCGGCGGCCTTGGCTTCAGCGTCCAGGGCTTTGCCTAGTTCATCCTTTTTCTGCTTCTCTTTGTCGGCAGCGATCTTCGCGGCATCGGCATCGGCCTTTTCCTTTTCCTTCGCGGCATCGGCATCGGCCTTTTCTTTGGCCTTCGCGGCATCGGCAGTTTCCTTTTCCTTCTGCTTCTTCGCGGCGGCTTCGTCAGCGATCGCCTTAAGTTTGTCGGCTGCTTCTTTAGCGGCGGCTTGGGCATCGGCGGCTTCCTTTTCTTTGCGCGCCTTTTCGCGGGCGGCGTATTCTTTGATAATCAGGTCGCGTTCCTCATCGGTCAGGGTATCCTTTACGAAGGTATCAGCGGCGCGCCGACCTTCCTTGTAATTGATGCGCCGCCCGTAGCCTTCCATAATCATAGAACCGCCGCTTTGCTTCCGCATTTCTTCTTCGGTCAGGGTAGGGAAAAGTTCGGCCTTGATTGCCTGTCGGCCCTGGCCTGCTTCGCCTTGAAACATTTTTTCGCGGGCCTTCTCTCTGGCAGTTTCAACCTTTTCCTTAAGTTCTTCTTTCTTCGTGTTCATCTCATCTTCTCGAAGGATCGCGGCTTCTTCTTCGCTGAGAACATCGCCGGCATCGGTATAGCCTTGGGTTGCTTCCTGGGCTTTGCGCAGGATCGGAATAAGTTTTTCGACCGAAGAACCTAGCAGGCCTGACGCGATCTTAAACTGCGTTGCATCGTCCGCGCCGGTGGACATAGCGCGGCCCAATCGTTCGATTACCTCGATAGGCTTAATCGCGCCGGCGGCGATATCGGAAGCAGCGAATCCAAGCGCCTGCAGCGCGGCGGCCTGGCTGCTGGTCGGGTCTTTAGCGGCATCGATCGCTTTACGAACTTCGACATAGGCCTGCGCTACAGTATCGATTCCAACCCCAGCCGCTTCGGCTGCGCTGCCTAGGCGCTGATATTCTTCTACGCTGATATTCAAGGCCTTCGCCTGGTTCGGAAGTTCAGCGCCGAACTTAATCGCTTCGGCTACCTTCTGCTTATATTCCTCGATCGCGCTGCCGATAGCGCTGATACCAGCCTGGACAAGAGCCATAGGGCCGGCAACGCCTAGCGCCATCTTAGCCAGGTCGCTGCCGAAACTGTTAATTTTCTTGTTAACAGTATCGACAACTTTCGAAGTGTTATCCTTCGCGTTGATTGAGAACTCTAGGCTATTGCTCATTCGGTTTCGGGCTTTCCCCTACAGTTGCCGCGCCGTCAACCGCGCCGGGTTTGTCCAGGCTGGCGATTAGTTCTTCGTCATCCGTTGAAAGGATATCCATCTTAGCGCCTCCCTGGATTGAGAAAACAGCAGCAAGCCAGATCGCCTTAGCCTCCGGCATTTGCATAGCCTCCGAATAGGATATGCCGTTTTTACATAGGGCGGCTACGACCGATAACTGCCAGGGAACAGTTCCTTCGCCGCCGCGCTGGCTGTCCTTCTTTTCGTAGAACTTAGGCCAATCCTTATGCGTATCGATATGCGCGACAAAGGCGCGGCAGCCCTGGGCGAATAGTTTACGATCCAGGGTAAGCCGCAGCATAAGCCAGCGGTCAGCCCAGGTAGGCTTTCCGAAAGGTTCTTCGGCGCACACCTTCAGGCCGATAATCAGATCAGCCGGCGTAATCTCCTTATCGGCTTCCAGAAACGGGGAATCGATGCCCTGCAGCCAAACCCGATGTTTGATGCAGAAGGGTAAAAGAATGCGGCCCAGAACATTCGTTCGGGCCGCTATCAGGTGCGCGTTCAGAAATCTTCGGTCAGCCATAAACCGACCTTAGCGCCTGGCTGCGCTTAGGCAATACCTTCGTAGTCGATCGCGCTAACGCTGATGCGCATATAACCCTTCGCTTCGCCGCGTTCTTCGATCGTCTGGATAAAGCCCGAAAAGGCGATGCCGTTGCCGGTGAACGAAAGCGCATCCCCGATGCTGGCAGAGTAGGTAGTCGGAACGAGGCCTTCGACCTGGAGGGTCGTGCGTTCGTCATACATCTTAACGCCGATCACAACGCCGCTTGCGTTCGTAACTTCATCCGAATTGGCAAAGGATTTGCTGACAGTATAGGACTGCACAGTAAGGCCGGTAATAGTGCCGTTAATGCCGTGGATGTGGGCAGTTCCCTTGGTTACAGTAGCCATAGAAGTTAGTTGTTATAATTGCGGGCTTAGTCAAACGGCGGCTAACACAACCAGAAGTTCAAGGTTTAGCGTAGTCATAAAGGCCCGATCGCCGCGCCCTTCGTCTATGCTTTGAACATCGATGTAATAAACAGCCGCGTCCCCGATCGCAGCGAACGATGCCTTAACGCCGGCCTGATCCTCTAGCCGGCCCTGGACATTCTGGCAGGCGGTGCGGTGAGCGCTAAGGCTGCCGCTGTCGATCTGCGTAAAGATGCCTACGCTGACGCGGCAAAGGTAGTTGCCTAATCCCTGGGCCAGCCCAGGCGGCGCGCCGGCTGATTCGCAGGCTACGATGATATTATCCGGCTGGTCGATCTTGTCGGCCTGCGCGGCGGCCCTGATCTGATAGCCAGCCAGGTCGGCTTCGCCCTGCAGGTTCGCGACCAGGGCGGTTTCGATGATATCCAGGATAGATTTAGTTCCCATAAAGTTAGGCCTGCTTTTGGCCTGAGTTAAATCGGTCGGCGGCAATCTTCTGGAAATGCCCAACGCGAAGGCTAAGGTTTCCGGCCCGTTCAAGTAATACCCTGGTAGCCGTAGCCGCGCGGGTAGCAGCGCCGAAGATGTTGCCGATATCGTTCTTAACGATAATGTTCAGGCGCTTATCCCCAGGGGAGAGAGTTCCGGCTGCGGCAAGTTCAGCGCCGACAATGCTAACTTGCCCGTAGTTAGATGCGTGGCGCTTGATCCAGGCGGGCAGCGCCTTAACCCCGAAGTTCTTTCTAACCCCGTTGATCTTAGGCGCGCCTAGTTTGTTGATAGCCGCAAACCAGCCGGCCTTCATAAAGCCGACCCTGCGCTGCCTAGTCTTGATGTATTGTTTGATTGCGGATTCGGGCGCGATCTTCTGGCTGCCTGGGTTATGCTTAGTCGAAGGCCCGTTGTTGCGCCTGATGCGCCCGCGATAGAACCGGCGTTCGCGATCGTGTTCTTCCTTGATGCCGCCAGGGCCGACCAGGTTATAAGCGCGATAGATGAAAAGGTTTCGGGCCTTGCTATAGGATCGGGCGAAATCCTGATCGTCATAAATCTTCTGCAGAACCCCAGCCTTCGGGCGCTTGCCTTGCTTCCATTTCGCGAACTTGTTGCCGCTGCCCGTTGCCGGACTAACGGCAGCAGCCAGGCTTTTGCTATCGGGCATAATGACCGCTTCGACATCGCGCGCGACCGCAGCGTTACCCCAGGTTTCGGCAATCTTCTTATCGCCCTGGCCGCCGCCTTCCCCGTCAATCGGCGGCGAAAAGACCATCGCGGCGCGGCAGGTAAGCGCGGCTTCTTCTTTGACCAGATCGACTAGCGCCTGGCCCGTGAACTTCGCGTAATCGGCGAACTGCGCAGAAAGCAAATCCTGCTTATGCTTATCAAAGGAAACCGATAGCGGGCCGTTCCCCGTGGTCAGCGGGCTTACATTCATCGGAATTGGTCAGCGTCCTGGGTAGTCATCTGCAGCCAGGCAGTTCCAGGCTTATGACTAAAGCCGACAACGCGCAGGCTGCGCCCGTCAAAGGTAAGGGTTCGCCCGATCTGCATATGCGCCTTCGCAGCCAGGGCCGCGCTAGTGGCAGGGACTTTGATAACAACGCTGATCGTATCCGACAGGCCGCCGGCTGCGAACGATTGGGTTAGGGTAGGTTCGCCGACCGCAGCCAGGTATTCCGTTCCGTTGATCGTAACAGTTTGCCCGATTTCCTGAACGATTGCCTGGGCATCGGCAAGCCAAGCGGCTGATAGGGCGCTATCCATACAATTGCAGCCAGGGACAAACGACCAGCCCAGCCCGCAGGCTGCCCTGGCTTTGCTGCCTGGCTTGCCCGTAGCGGCCCGTTTGCCGGCCTGCCTATGCCTATCCCTACCCTAGCCCGCCCAGGCCGCCAGGATCGCAGGCACAAAAAAGGCCCGCCGGTTAGGGCGGGCCTTCGAAGGCAGGCAGCAGAACCGCTTAGGCGGTCTTGATGCGCTTAAGGCTGGTAGCGCGACCGACACCGAAGCCGGCGCGAATGCTCGCCGTGAAGCGAACGATACCATCCGTTCCCTGAGACTTGAGAACCTGGACAGAGAGGCCAGAAGCGTCAGCAGCCTGGGAGACTTCGCCGGGGAACATCGAAGCGTTAGGGAGGGAGAAGCCGGCAACGATCGCGTCCGCGCCCATCGCGAAGCCGCCGAGGTTTTCGGAGTTAGCCGGGAGATCGGTGAACTCGTAGATATTGAAGCCGACAACCTGACCGAGAACGCCGGTAGAAACCAGCGGGCCAGCAGCGCCAGCGCCGTTGAACGAACCGCTGGTAAGGGTGGCATCCTTGCGGATAGCGCCAGCGTAAGCGCCGGAGAGGATAAGGGAGCGAGGATCGCCGGCCTTAGCATCGTTCAGATCGGTGTTCAGATCGACAACCTGGGCGTAGTTGAAGTTAGCAGCGGTGATAACTTCGTTAGCGGAATAGTTAGCGTTCAGGATGAGCGCGCCCATTTCAGCGTGAACCTTCTTAACCAGGGCGTTGATCGCTTCAGGGACGAAGGCGTTGACCATATAGGCTTCGCCGTATTCGCTGATTTCGTCAGGCGAAAAAGCCTTCGTAGAATGAAGGTGCTTAAGCGTGACAGTAGCAGCCGAGAGGTTGGCATCATCGGCTTCGTGATAGCCGCCGTTAGCCTTGGAGTATTCCTTAGCAGCGCCGCCAGAGACGAGCGAAACCTGCATCGTCTTACCGGTGGCGGTCGGGGTGAGGTTGGTAGAAACGGCGGAAAGGATAGCGAGACGACCGCGAAGGCCGGCAAGCACCTGTTCAGCCAGGACATTGGGCGAAGCCGCAATAGTGTTGGACATAGGAGTTAGGAGTTAGGGAGAGAGGGAAAGGGAAAGCCTTAGCGCGTGGCGGTAAGGATCGCGCGATGCGCGGCGAAGAAAGCGGACTTATCAGGGCCGGGCTTCATACCGAGGAAAGCCTTTCGGATTTCTTCGGCGCTGGCCTGCGTGTCGGCCTTGCCTTCGTCAGCCGGCGAAAGGGCGGCGGGCTTGCAGCCGACAGAAGCGGCAATCTTCGCGGCTTCTTTGCTGGCGCTAACCTGGCCCTGCATCGCGGCTTCGATCTGCTTAAGCAGTTCGGCCTTATCGGATTCAAGGGCGGTAAGCGCGGCCTTGGCTTCGGTCAGCGCAAGGTTAGCGGCTTCGGCTTCGGCCTTGACGGAAGCCAGGGCGGAATCGCTATCGGAAACCAACTTTTCAAAGTTGGCCTGCAGGTCGCAGCGTTCGGCGATAGCAGCGCTAAGTTCGGCCTGGGCCTTAAGGAACTGTTCTTCGATGGAAGCCATAACTTTGCGGGTTCGGTCAAATTAAACCCTGCGCTTCGCGGCCTGCGGCTGCGCGGCAGCCTGGGGAACGCCGGCTTCAAGGGAAGCCAGCAAGGCCTTAAGGGTCGGCGCGCTGCCGGTAGCAAGGCCTTTAGCGATCGCGACTTTGCCCTGCATCGATTGGCCCTGCATATCCTCATCTTTAACCAGGCTGCGCTTAAGGCGAACGGCAGCCTTAAAATCGGCGGCGATCGCGTTGACTTCGGCCTGTAGGTAGCCGGCCTGTTCTTCGGTCAGGGACAGCCCAGGGATTCCCATCCCCTTAAGCGGGCCGCTGCTGATCACAACGGGCTTGATGCCGGCGGCTTCGGCGGCTGCGCTTTGATCCATATAAGCGAGATAGATCCCGATTGAACCTACGGAAGCGCTACCCGATACCAGAAGCCGGTCGCTAGCCGAGGCGATCCAATAGGCCGCGCTGTTCATAGAACCAGAAGAATAGGCGATCGTTTCAATTCCCAGGCCGCGAATCTTATCGGCTAGTTCTTCGACCCCTTCGGTCGTGCCGCCGTCAGAATTGATATCGAAAAGAATCCGCGCAGGATTCGCGGCAACGGCTTCGTCAATCCAATCGTTAACCTGGTCAACATCGGTAGCGCCTAGGCGTTCGATAGGGGAAAGGCTGCGCCCGATCATCCCGACAATCGGAATGACATAGGTAGAACCGACCTGGTAAGGCTTGGGCGAAGGGCCGAAGAACTGCGCCAGGATATCCGTAAGCCCGTGTTTCTTTACGGCTTCAATATGGCTTTCCGCGATAGAGTAATCTACCAGGAACGGGCGGCCTGAATTAATCGCTTTGATAAGGGAACGCATAAAGTTAGGCGGCGGGCTGATCGGTAGGCTGCGAAGGATCGATTCCTTCCATCGCGACTTCGGCGGCGGTCGGCTTGCCTTCGCCTTCCTGCAGCCAATTAAAGCCGGGCTTATATAGCGTCCAGGTCGGGATTCCTTCGGCCTTCGCCAATTCAAAGATAAACTTAAAATCTTTCGCGCGCTTAACCATTTCGCTGCGCATATCCAGGCCGCGCTGCGCGTAGAGTTCGGACATAGACAAAAGGCCGAGTTCGACATCGGCGCGATCGTTCGCGGCTTCGCGGCCCGCGTCAACAGTCAGGCGCTTGGGAGTAGTCCAAGAAACATTAGCCCAATCTCCTTCGGGAACTTCGCCCTGGGAAACGGCCCACCCCATACAGAAGCCCCAAACCTTTTGGCATAGTTTATCGATCGCTACCGATTGCCAGCGGCTAAATACCCGGTCGGCCTTCGCGGTAATCAACCGAACGCCGCTGCCCGAAATCGCGGAGGGATCGCCGACAAACTCATAAGGCAAAGTTCCGCGCAGAATATCGGCCTGGACAGATTTAAGGAATCCGGCGAACACCGGCGAAGGGCGGTTTGATGCCAGCGAACTTAGGCTTTCGCCGGGTTCTAAAGCCAGCAGTTTGCCGCCCATCCTGGACGCGACAGATTCAAGGTTCGCGCTGCCGCTGCCTTCTAGTTCGGCCTTCATATCCTGAGGAATGAATCCGCCGTTGCGGTGCAGGACGCGCGTAACATCGGCATCGTTGCGAACCGCCAGCATCTCCAGGCGCAACAGTTCATCTTCGGTTTGGATATCGTTCCAGGAATGCTGCAGGATCGGAAGCCCGCGCGAACCGCTGGCCCAATCCATTTCGGCGATATGGCAGACAGAAGCGGCAGGATAGAACGCGCTGCTGTTATCGCCCTGAATGATATTATATCCGACAAGCCGGCCCTTGCTATCGAACTGCACCCCGTCAGCCATACCGGCAGGAACGGGCTTGCCGATCGGATTGCCCACGCGGTGAGCCTCTACGACCTGCAGGCGCGGGCGGCCTTCATCGATTGCCAGGATAACGAAACAATCCCCATCGCGGAGCGCTGCCCTTAGGGTGATTCGCTGAATATCGTAGAACGAAAAGCGCCCGCATACGGAGGCTTCGGCAGCCCAGGCTTTGAACCAGGCTTCATAGGCCGCGCCTACATCGGCTTCGGCTGCGCCGCTTTGCGGCGTGATTCCGTCCCCGATACAGTAAAGCGTATAGTCGTTGAACACCTGGCGCACCAGGCCGAAGTTCCTTTCGCCGTAGCGAATCCGCTTAATCATTTCCAAGCGATCGCTTGGCTGGTAATCAACGGAGAAATCGGCGGCCTGCCCGTAGATCGTGGCGCGGTTGGAACTGAATCCAACCGAACTGAACGATTGGCTGCCGGCAGCCTGCGGCTTAAGCGGCTGCTGGGCAGCGGCAGGCTTCAGGTTTTTCGCTACGGATTTCTTAGGCATAAAGTTCAGTCCTGGTAATTAGTCCAATCGGTTCGGATAACGCGCGCTTGCGGCTGTCCATAAACCCCAGGGTTAAGAAGTTGCAGCGCATACATCGCTTCGGAAAGCCGATCGCGGGCCGGCATCGTTACCTGCTTCCCGACCGAACTGCCGCTGTCGGAATAGTTCGTCATAACTACGCCGCTGGTAACTTCAGCCAAAGCCTTTGCTTTGATTGCCAATAGTTCCGCTTCAGTTAGCCCGATGAATACGCCGCTGATTGCCATACGATTGCGGCTCAGGTCAAATAATTGGGCGGCTGCTGGCCCAGCCCACAACCCAGGCGATCGACCAGCGCCCAGAAACTAAACCAGCAGCCGTTACCTTTGCGTTGTGCGTCAACTGTTCCCATTGTCAACGGCAGGCTGCGCCGCGATCGCGTCCGGCGTTTCGGTTGCTTCGCGTCCGATCACTCCCCAGCGAACCGCCAGGACAAGCCCCATAAGTGCGCAGTCGAAGGCGTGATTCCCGATCTGTCGGTTTGATTCGGGAAGAATCCAGATAGGCTTACCGCTGCGGCTGTCGGTGATCCTTACTTCGCTGGTTAACTGTTTTACATATTCTTCGGAAACATCGCGGGCGTATGTATGCAGCCGGCGGTTGCGCAGGCCCGCCAGGAAATCCTTAGATGCAAGGTTTGAATAAACGATGAGTTCCGCGCGCTCCCTCAGGCCAGGGACAATAATCCTTTGCTTATCGGAATAGAATCTGCGGGTAGTTTTACCCTGACCATCGGCAACCGCGAAATCATTCTGGCCCGAACCGCGTAGCGCCTTCCATCCGCGTTTAGCCGTTTGCCCATATACCTCTTGCGTATTATCGCCGCTATCGACTCCGACCAGGGCGCGCGAAACCTGATGCGCCTTTGCCAGATCGTCTAGGCCGTTCCAGGTTTCAATCCGACCGAACCAGCGTAGCCGGCTGCTGCCGTTCCTGGCCCAACTGCGAACCTCTGCCCAGAAGTAGCCGCGCTGACAATCGATAGCCAGCGTTCGGAACGGAACGGAATGTTCAGGGATTCCCAGGCTGCTATCGGTGATCTTCGCGGTGGGCGTAATCCAGGCTTCATTCTGCCAAGTATCAGCCAGGCCATAATCGCCGGCTTCGACTAGCGCCGCCATCGTGCCGCCTTCCTCCGACCAGGGCTGCGCGAGTCGCTTCTGTTTCCATATGCGCCTAGGTTCTTCATCGCCGTAGGCATCGAACGCTTCTTTCGCTTTTAGCATCTTTGCGCCCTCCTTTCCGAACGAAGAATTAATAAGGCAGTTCCAATGCAGCCCGACAGTTCCCCAGGTTGCGCCCTGGTTCGTAGCCTTGAAACCAGCGCCGCGCTTAGGATCGTTCGCTTCGGCCCGAACGCCTGGGCTGTCCTTAAGCCGAACGCGGCAGGCGCAGCATTCGTAAGTCGTGCCGGCTTCTACCTTATTCAAATCCCATATCCCATTTACCTTAGCGTCCTCTGGATAACGAACGAACTCCCAGCGATAGGGTTGCAAATGCCCGCAGGCCGGGCAGGCCATATGCCACTCCCTTTGATCTGATGCCTGGTATAGCGCGCTAAACTCATCGCCGGTTCTGCCGCCCTGGCCCATATAGATTGCGCGGCCTAGCCAACTGAAAGCCTGCAGGCGCGCAGCCGCTTCTGCCAAGTGACCGCGCGGCGCTAGCCAGGCTTCATCGACTATAACAGTTCGCAGCGAAAGGCGCTGTAAGTTGTTCTCATTCCATATGCCGCGACAGTAAACAGTTACCCCGTTCTTAAAGTCAGCGGTCGTAGATTTATCGTTGTCCCCATCGGATAGCAAAGCCTGAACCGGCGGGCATTGTTTCCAAAGCGGGCGAACATAGCGAAGAAAGAAATCCTTAGCCTCAGGATCGTTAGCCTGTAGGGTCATCATAGGCCCAGGCGCGTTGACGATCTGCCAGGCCATATAGACGCGCTGCAGCAGGGATTTGCCCGACTGAGTAGCCGCCAGAATTACGGCGGTCTTAGTCTCAGGATCGCAAAGGATTCTTAAGGCTTCCGCCAGCCAGGGCGTTCGGGCTAGGGACAGCCGCCCGCGAACCGGCGAATCGGGAACTTCCAATATATTACCTTCGGCCCATTCTACGGGATCGCCGGAATAGTTCGGCCTAACGACCGCCTGCGCGGCAGCCAGAATAGCAGCCTGCTGTTCGGTCATTTGCGGCGCTGCTTATGCAGCCTGTCCAGGTCGGCCTTGCGGAAATGCTGCGCCGGCTTCGTGCAGCCGATGTTCGCGGCGATGCGGAACATTCGCGGTTTAAGTTTATGCCGCTGCGCCATTAGATGAACCGCCTGGATTGTCAGGCCGATGCGGTTGGCATAGTCGCGCATTGAAACCCAGCCCTTCGGGATTCGGTCAATGCCTTCGGCCTGCATCGACTGGCGCGCAGCCAAGGGATCGGTGAACCGCCGCGAAGGCCGGTAGATATAGGCCAGCCCGTGTTTGCCGTTTTCGTGCAGCGTATGCATAACCTTGCGCTCCAGATATCCGCGATCGAACAACCGCTTCGCCAGGTTGCTGGTAGAGTTCAGGGTTAGCAGCCGAAAGATTCGCCGCAGTTCGTGCAGGTCGAACCAGCCTTCGGGCTTCTGATCTCTGCCCGTAAGCGCAGCCAGAAGGATAGTTAGGCCTTTCTTCATTTGCGCTTCGGTTGCCATAGTTTGAAATCCGTTTGAAAGAACCAGCGATCGCCGACCTTATGGCATAGCCAGATTTTCCAATCGTTGCCCTGAACCCAGCCGGCAACCCAGCCGCTACCCCAGCGGCTAGTTCCCAAGCGGGCCGTAGCGTAGCCTGGTTCTTTGTCGCATAGGCAGCCGGCGCTGAAAGCCTGCCCGCCTTTGTCGCGCTGAAGCGCTACGGATTCTAAACGATGGATATGCCCGCAGACCATCGCGCCGCCGGCCTGGGCGTAATGCTGGCCCTGCAGCGTTACCGCGTTCAGCCCGTGGGCGTAGCCGTGAACGAACGCGATCGGCCCTAGCCGGAATACGCCGCGCGAATAGTGGTAGGGAAGTATCTTCTTAGCGCCGGCCTGGCGGGCTTCGCGGTTGATGCGGTCTTTGATATCCTGGCAGTAGTCGCGGATCAGCGCGCTGGAACTTGAACTGATAAGCCGATCTAACCTGTGTTCGTGATTACCCCATAAATAAACATCGGGTTTATATGCCCGCAAGAAATCGATGCCCTGGGCCAGATCGTCAGCCAGGCTTTCGCCGCTTTCCGCATCGCCAGAACCGATGCCCTGGCGCAGCGCGCGCAGGTCGAAGGCATCGCCTAAATGTATTTTGATATCAGGGGAATATTCGGCGCAGTAGGCCAGCAGCGCAGCGATGCTTTCCCCGTCCCCGTGATCCCCGTGATTATCGCCGCAGGCAACGAACTTGATTAGTTTCTGGCTCATAGTTTCTTCGCGGCTTCCCAGGCTAAAACTTCAGGGTGTTCGTTACTCATATCCATTAGGTTGTTAAGATCGTTGACCAGGGTAACTAGATTATCGCCGGCATCGCGAAGCCGTTTGTTCTCTGCCTTTAGTTTCTTAATATGATCCTTCGCAAGTTCAGCGGCGTAGAGGTAGGCGGTCAGCGGATCGGGCTGCTGCTTAAGTTCCGCGACCTGCGCCTGCAGTTCCGCAATCTCTTTGTTACAAGCGGCAACCGCCTGATCGGCGATATGCAGCGGGATCGTTCGTTGTTTGTTTAGTTCGCTCATAAAGTTAACGGGCTAGTTCCTCCCTGATCTGCCGCGTCCATTTCTCCAGAACCTTGATCGCGGTTTCTGGCCTGTCCCCGTTGCAGGCTTCGGCGCAATCCAGCGGCAACTTATCCAGGCGCGAAACTACCTTCGCAGTCCAATCGGATATAATGGATTCGGCTTCGGATAGTTTGATATAGGTTCGGGCTTCCAGGGCGCGCCTGACTTCTTCGGCTTCCAGGGCTATCAGGGTTTTCAGCGATTGGTTATAGGCTGTCTGCAGCCGCGCCTGATTGTTATTCCCTTCTTCGATTGCAGCCAGGTAAACATCGCGCGCCCGCTGCACAAGCCGCCGGTGCTGTTCCAGCGCGCCGCCCAGGCTGTTATCGGTCAGGCCTTCGATATTGTCAGGCCGCGCGGTCGGGATCGGCGCAGGCTTCGTTCGGCCCGCAGCCCGTTCGGCGCGCCAGGCCTTCGCCGCTTCAATGCTAGCGTTCGGCATTCCCTCTTGCGCTAACTTCGCGACATAGCCTTTAGACAAGTTCAGCGCGGCGGCTAATTGTTTCTGCGTTACCTTGGTAGGTTGATTGGTCATAGTTGATAGCGGCCTGATACAATAGTTTTCAACTGAGGCTTAACCTGGATTCGCGCGCCTGGATCGGCAGCCGGTAGCCTTCCCGGCGGTTTCGGCAAAGCGATTTGCGATTTTTGCCCGTGGTGCGTGGCCCA